GATACAAGCAGGGTTGCTTTAAAGGGTGTTATATCACGCCTAAAAGGCTTTTCTGCGCTCTCCACATTAGTTACAGATGACGATATTACACGTATTTACACTAACGTGCCGCAAGACACTACATTTCCATATGTGGTTGTTGAGATATCTAGCAGATCTGACGCAGTAAAGGATAAAAGCAACATGCGCCATATTATCACAGCGCATGGCTTCGATAGGTCAAGCTCTCCAAACATTGCCATGCAAATAAAAGAACAGGTTTACGCGGCTTTGAATAGGCAAGAGAGCAACGTGTCGCTTGATAGCGGAAGTGTTACAGAAATCATCATGGATGGCGCGAGTGACGTGTTTAAGGATACAGACGGTATCACATGGCACTCAGTTATAGAATTCAATCTTTTAATCACTTAGGGAGTATATAAAATGGCACAACAACTTGGAAGGAGCGTTATTTTAAAGCGCAGCAATAATGACGACCCTGAGACATTCACAGCTATAGCAGCATTGACTAACGTTACAGTTGCGATCAACAATGAAACAGTTGATATAACTGACTTTGAGAGTGCCGGAGTTCGAGAGCTTCTATCAGGAAAATTTAACCAGGCAGTTACAGCAACCGCAACAGGGTATGCAGTAGACACTAGTGCATATGCTGCCTTACGTGCTGATTGCTTGGCTTCTAATCATGAAAATTTTGAGCTTGACGTTCCTGGCTCTACTGGCGGTGGAACCTATACTGGAAAATTCGTGCCGACATCCTTTGAGGAAAGTGGCGAGGTTGCTGGAGCGGCAGCATTCAGCCTAACTCTTGAAAGCTCTAGCGCAATTACATTCTCATAAATAATAGGTAAATTATGGATATAAATATAACGCTTGACGGCGATAAATACACACTAGTACCAAAGTTTAGAAATATTAAGAAGGTTGAGCAGGATTTTGGCAAGCCAATGTTAAAAATTGCTTCTGATATATTCGAGAGTAATTTTTCCTATGACGACATTATATGCGTATACCACAACACAATTGTTAACTGCACTCTTTCAAAAGATGAAATTGGTGAGGCAATTTTCAAAGACGGATTAGCTAGCCATATAAAGAATATATCAGACCTTGTTGCAGTCACATTAAATGGTAGCAGCAAATTTGGTTCAAAAAAAAAGCAGACAACACAGAAAAAGTAAAACCTTTCTGTGAATTTTTTTATGGCTTTTCTGTGGCTGTACTGCGCATTCAACCATCTGAATTCTGGTTAATGACACCATTAGAATTTTGGCTGTGCCATGATGCTTACTTTGAATCTAAAGGTGTTGAGCCAGAAAGCGAAATAACTCCTGAAGCATTAAAACTGTTATTTGACTCGCCTCGAGCTAGGCCAACTAGAAGAGTAAAACAAGATGGCAATTGATTTAGAAACCTTAGTACTGCGGATGAAAGCAGACACAAAAGGCTTGGAAGCAGGAATTAAAAAGAGCAAGAAAAAAGTTGAGGGCTTTGCTCTTGATACCAAGAAAGCTTTTGCAAGTATATCAGCAGCTATTGCCGTTATAGGTTCGGCTCGTGGGTTTGTAAGTGTTATTACCACCTTTGAAAAGCTAGAAGCATCATTATTAACTGTTACAGGTAGCGCAGAGGCAGCAAAGCTAGCCTTTGATGGTCTACAAGAGTTTGCAGCTACCACGCCTTTCCAGTTAGAAGAAGTTGTTGCTGCATTTATAAAGCTAAAAGCATTGGGATTAAAGCCCAGTGAAGAAGCTTTGAGGTCCTATGGCAATACTGCAAGTGCGATGGGGAAAAGCCTGAATCAAGCTATTGAAGCCGTTGCAGATGCAGCAACAGGAGAGTTTGAGAGGCTAAAAGAGTTTGGTATAAAAGCTAAGACACAAGGGGAGCAAGTTACATTTGTTTTTCAGGGTGTTAGTACTACTATTGGCAAAAATGCGAAAGAAATAGAAGGTTATTTACGCTCAATTGGCAGCAATACATTTGGAGATGCAATGGCAAATCAAGCCAGCACCTTAAATGTGGCTTTATCTAATTTGGGTGATTCTTTTAACAAGCTAATAAAAGATATTGGTGACTCAGGGCTAACCGATGGGCTAATAGGCATTGCTGATATTTTAAAATCTATTATTGAATTTTCTAGAAAGCTAGTAAAGACATTTAATGTTTTGACATTATCGATAACTAGAATTGGTCTTGAGCTAAGAAAAGCAACAAAAGGTGTTTTTGATAATGAAGCTGCCGCAAAATATGAAGAAAGCATTATAAAAGTAAAAAAAAGGATACAAGAACTTGCATCTGAAATCAAAGGTGAGCAAATAAAAAAAGGGCCTCTAGTTTCTGAAGAGTCAAATATCGGAATAAAAAACCCTGCAAAACAGCTCAAGCAACTTAAATCGGAAGCACAAATCACATTTGAAGCTATTGCCAATGAATCAGAGTATGCAGCAGATCAGATGAGTAGCAGTCTTTCAGATGCTATTGCAACTAGCACTTTAAATTTTAAAAGCTTTGCTGACATTGTTACCAAGACAATGCAGCAAATTGCTTCTGCAATTCTACAGCAACAGGTTATTTCACCAGCTGTAGGGGCTATAAGTAGTGGCATAGGTGGCTTTTTTAGTGGTGGTGGTGGAAGCTCTGGAGGCGGCGGCGGCGGTTTTGTGCCAACACCAACACTTAAACCATTTGCAGAAGGCGGAGAGCCACCAATTAACCGACCATCAATTATAGGTGAAAAAGGCGCTGAGCTATTTGTTCCTCGTACTAATGGCACAATCATACCCAATAATAAGCTTGGCGGTATGGGAGGGGTTAACTTCACCCAGAATGTTAATATTTCTACTGGAGTGCAACAAACTGTTAGAGCTGAAATAACTGGGATGCTGCCTGTTATACAGAAGCAGGCGCTTGGCGGCGTAATTGAGGCTATGCAATCAGGCGGTAAAATGACAAGGACCTTGAGAGGCGCTTTATGACTGACTTTAGCATACCATCAATTCGCATTCGTGGCTTTCGTTTTGGTTTAAGTTATAATACACAAGCTTTTGAAAGCCCATTTTCACGCGCCACACAACGCCGCGAACTTGATGGAGCAAGGTGGACAGCGCAATATCAATTTACATTACATAAAAGAGATGAAATAGCATTATTTCAGGCATTTCTTGCTAACCTTAAAGGCCGTATAAATAGATTTGAAGCTTATGATCCAGCTGGCATTACTCCACGTGGTTCATCTTCATCTGCCCCAGGCACACCATTAGTAGATGGTGGCAGCCAAACGGGTTCTTCTATTAATGTAGATGGGTTGCCGGTAAGTGCTACTTCTTATTTGCTGGCAGGGGATTATTTTAGTGTAAATGGTGAGCTTAAAATGGTGGTATCGACAGTTACCAGTGATAGTAGTGGGGATGCAACAATTAATTTTGAGCCTCCACTTAGGGCTACTCCTCCAGACAACACGACAATAATAGTAAGTAATGCAAAAGTTCCTATGATTGCATTAAATGACGACATGGCCGCATGGGACGTAGATCATAACGGCTTATACCAGGTAACTCTTGCAGGTTATGAGGTTTTTTCATGACAAGAACTCTAAGTAATGAAGTAAAGGCTGAGGTGTCAGCAGCAGTTAACCGCTGGTTCTTTCTATTTAAACTTGAATATGATGGCGGTAATATTTATGCCACTAACGCATCGAGAACTATTACATATGATAGCAACGATTATTTGGGCGTTGGCAGTTATGGTGGGGTTTCCTCGGTAGATGAGGAGACAACAAATGAGCCTAACCGCATATCAGTAACTTTATCTGGGATACCATCTGCAAGCATTAGTAGTGCTCTTGGCGAAGATTATCTAGGGCGTAGAATAACTTTGTTCATGGCATTTTTAGATAGTGAATGGGAATTAATCAGTAGCCCTGTAGTTATGTTCAAAGGTCGCCTTGACAAGCAAGCTATAAGCCTTGGGGCTAATGATGCGTCAATCAAATTAGAGGCTGTTGATTTAAGAGCAGATTGGGATCGAAAAAAAGTTCTAAGATATAACAACGAAACTCAATTGTCACGATTCGCTGGAGATGTTGGGTTGGAGTTTGTTGAGCAAACAACAAATAAAAGGATATTTTGGTAATGAGAAATGAAGATTGGCCTGAAAGGCTGTATGAATATCTTGAGAACATCGATAAAAAACCTTTTTTATGGGGTGAGCATGACTGCTCTCTTTTTGTTGCCAATGCTGTACTATCTATGACAGATAAAGATTTTGCCTCACCTTTTAGAGGTAAATATAAAACTGCTCGCGGCGCAGCGATAGCTATAAAAAAATATGGCAAGGGCGGATTAAATGAGTATTTAAATTCATTATTTGAGCAAGTGCCCGTAGCCTTTGCAAAGCGTGGTGATGTTGTCTTACACAGTCAAACAGAAAATGGCGAACACGCTCTTGGCTTGTGCGTAGGTGAAAGTTTTATGTCATTAACAACAAATGATGGCCTAGTAATTTTGCCTATAAAGTTAGCAATAAGAGTTTGGAGTATATAAATTGCCTCCAGCTATACCTTTCGTAGCTGCTGTAGCTGCCGCTGCCGCCACTACTGCCACGGTAGCAACTGTTGGTGCAATTGGCGCGGCCTTGGTTGGTGCGGCGGTAGCATCTGCCATTGGATTTGCCGGAGCGGCTATATTTAAAGATGACATACAAAGTCCGTCGTTTAGTATCGATGCTGGAAATCGTAGTCTTATTATAAAATCATCTGTTGAGTCTCACAGGGTTTTATATGGTCAAGTAAAAGTATCTGGAGCTTTAGTTTATGCTGACACCTCAGAGTCAAACGGCGTTACATATTTGCATCTTATCATATCTCTAGCAGGGCATGAGGTGCAGGAAATTGGAGAAATGTATTTTGATGAAAATACCGTAAGCCTTGATAGTAATGGAGAAGCTGATGAAGCACCTTATTATGCCGATAGCACTTCATATGTTCGTGTTAAAAAACATTTAGGCACAAATAATCAATCTGCCGATAGTGACCTTGTTAGTGAGGTAGAGGAGTGGACTTCTAATCACAGACTGCGCGGAATTGCTTATGCATATATACGCTTGCGTAAAAGTGTTGATGTGTTTCCAAATGGAATACCTAATATATCTTTTATTATAAAGGGTAAAAAGGTATATGACCCACGAACTACTTCAACTGCATATAGCAGCAATGCAGCATTATGTATACGTGATTATCTTGCAAATAGTAGTTATGGAATAGGCGCAACATCAGGTGATCTTGATGATACGCAAATATCTGCAGCAGCAAACACATGTGATGAAAATGTTAGTCTTGAAGGGGGAGGCACACAAAAGCGTTATGCGTGTAATGGTGTTTTATCAACAAAAGACCAGGTATCTAGAAACATGGATAAGCTGTTAAGTAGTATCGCTGGTAATATAACATTTACTACAGGAACATATAATATAAATCCTGGAGCATACGCAACACCAACACTTACGATAGATAATGATTGGATAGTAGGTCAAGGTGTATTAGTTTCAAGGCCAGGCAAGAGAGAGCGGTTTAATAAAGTAAGTGGTGTATTTGTATCTCCAGAAAAGCAGTGGCAACCTACGGACTTTCCACCACAGACAAGCAGTACTTATGTTACTGAGGACGGTGGCGAAGAATTAATAACAGATATTGAACTGCCCTTTGAAACAGATATTATTCGTGCTCAGCGTATAGCTAAGATTTTACTATTAAAGTCGCGACAAGGAATTGTTACAACCCTTCAATGCAACGCTAATGCAATGCAACTACGTGCTAACGACACTGTAAAAGTAACAAATGCAACACTTGGCTGGTCTAATAAAGTATTTAGAGTCATGTCATGGATACTAGAGCCTGGTGGTGAAATATCTTTGCGCTTGCAAGAGGATGCCAGCTCTAGTTATTCATGGTCAAGCAGTGACGAGGGGCAAGGAAATGACTCCCCTAATACTAACTTACCATCACCTTATAGTGTGACTGCTCCGGTTAGCTTAACGCTTACTAGCGGTACAAATGAACTGTTTATCAGGCAAGATGGAACTGTATTTTCACGCATAAAGGCTAGTTGGACACAATCTACTAATATTTTTGTTATAGATGGTGGTCAGGTAGAGATTCAATATCAAAAAAGTGGTGATAGCGATTTTTTAAAGGCTGGTTATGTTGATGGAGCTGAATCTTTTCATTATATTTTAGATGTAGAAGATGGTCAAAATTATATTGTACGTGCTCGCTTCATTAATCAACTTGGTATTAAATCGCAGTGGTCAACATCAAGTACTCATACTGTTATAGGAAAAACTGCTGCACCAAGCGATGTAATTGGCTTTACTGCGCAACAAAATGGCAATGTTACTACGTTTCGTTGGAATAATATAAGCGACAAGGATGTTCAGGGGTTTGAAATAAGATTTTCGGCACAAGGTACTTTTGTTTGGGAGGATGCTAACGTACTAACTAAAGCAACAAAAGGAACCCTTGTTACAAATGCAGGGCTTCCTCCAGGTAGCCATACAGTGGCGATAAAAGCGGTTGATACTAGTGGGAATGAATCTGCTAACTATACTTCATTTGATGTAACTATTATCAATACATACGATATTATTCAATCGTTGGCACAAAGCCCACGCTGGGTAGGCTCATTAAGCAATACGTTGATACACGATGTATCTGGTCGGTTAGTACCAGAAAGCTCTAATGGAGATAGCTCAGGTGATAATTTTGATGTTTTTGACACCTATGTATTAAATTCAGAAACGACAAGTACTTACATCACAGGTGAAATTGACTTGGGATTCATTACCGTGGTACGGATGTATGCCAATCCAATTGCGGTTGCAGTAGGAGTGGGTGAGTCAGGTGTTCCTGATTATGATTTTCAAGTGGCATACGGCAACTCGCCTAATCCAAGTGCATTTGAAGACTGGACGATTGGTACGGTAACAGCAAGGTATGTAAAGTACAAAATAATTACCACAAACGACATAGCAGTGCCATATATTCAAAAATTCACAGTTGTAGCGGATGCAGTTGAGCGTATTGAAAAAACTGGTGATGTTACAATCGCTGCTAGTGGTGGAACGATAATCACATATAGCGATTACAACATAAGGCAATTTAATCTTACACCAAATATACAAGTAAGCGTTAATAGCACATCAGCTTTGTACGCGACATACAGTAGCGTTACAACAACAAGCTGCAAGGTGCAAATATTCAACTCCTCTGGTATCGATGTTGGGGGCCAGGTAAACATAACATTAACAGGCGTTTAAAATGACATCACCATTCACACAACCTGATTTTACTTCTCAGGGTGGCACTGCCTATAAAACAAATATAGATAACTCCATCGCTATTTTAAATAAGATAGCGGGTCAATTTAATTGCCAAGCGCAAGCCACTACAAACATGACTGTAAAAGTTCTGGCAGGTGCGATATATATCGGTGGAACTGATATAACCAATGTTTCTGCTCAAAACACTACAACAATTACTGCACCATCTACCAACCCACGTATTGATCGTGTGGTTATATCCCAATCAAACGGTATAGTATCAGTTATCACAGGTAGTGAGGCGGCAAGCCCTGTAGCGCCTAGTATTGCAAGTGGATATTTGCCAATCGCACAAATCTCTTTAACTACTAGCATGACTGAGATAGCTAACTCTGATATCACCGATGAAAGGGAATTGGCGCTGCTAAGTATAGGCAATGAGTTTATCATCAGAAAAACAGAAGTAGAAATAGCAACTGGTGATTCTATATTATTAAGTGATGTTAGTGATAGCGGAAGTTTAAAGCGTGATACTGTTCAAGGAATTGTTGATTTAGTGCCAGCTGATCTGGCAGGAAAATCAGACGAGACAATAGCTCTATCTGATAAAATAACATTTTATGATACTAGTGATAGCAACGCTCCTAAGACTGATACGGTACAAGGGATTATTGATTTGGCTCCCGCGCCATCTGCAGCAACCACTACCACTGCAGGAATAGTAGAGAAAGCGACATCATCCGAGGTAACTTCGGAGACTAGTAATAAATACCCTGATGCGGCAAGCCTTCAATATCATCCTGGCATAATAAGTAGATATGTTAATTTTGATGGAACTGGGCCTACGATAAGAGCAAACAGAGGTATTTCCAGTATAACAGATTTAGGAACAGGTAGGTTTACAGTTAACTTCTCTAGTACTCAGCCTAATGCCAACTACATATGTGTTATGTCTGGAAGCATTCCTAATGTATCCAGTAACAATGCAGCCTCAGAGAGCACGACAACCCCAAGAACTACATCTAATATAACAGTTGAAAATACGTCTCTGGGCGGTAGTCATAGAGATCCAGCACATCTAAATTTAATGATTATAGGGTAGAGTAATGACGGACAAAAGAATCATATTTAAGGACAAAGAAGGGAACTACCAGATAATTATTCCATTTGGTGACGTTGAACAGGCTAAGAAAGATATTCCTGCTGGAGTAAAATGGCACATAGTAGATAAAAAAAATATACCTATTGACCGCATATTTAGAGCGGCCTGGACATATAATTCAAACACCAAGACCATAGATATATGTATAGAAAAAGCACGTGATATCCAAATGAGTCGTATACGTGCATTGCGTAATATAAAGATGCGTGAGTTAGATCGCGAGCAGCTAAAGGGCAAGGATGTAAGCGAACAAAAGAAGGCTCTTAGAGAATTACCAGAGGCGGTAAAAAAAGAACTCGAAGGTATGTCTAATATAAAAGAAATACCCTACCTCATTCCTAAAGAGATAAATAAAATAGCAGAAACTTCCGTAACTTATCTAAATGATGAAAATATAGATAAAGCATATATGGCAGCAACTAAAATAAATATTTTATAAATATCAAAACAATAGTTTAAAAAGGTTTGTGTGATGCCATCACAGCTACTAAATTTACTAAAAGCTAAAAATTTACTAAATGAAATACCCGGCTTAGCAGCTTGGGGAAGTGCCAGAAACACAGACGACCTTTCCTTGGATGGCTCTAACCGTTGTGGTATTTGGGCTAATAAAGTGGCTGGCGTTGCTTCTGCTACTGAAGGTACAACAGGTAACAAACCTACATACAGTACAAGCGCAATGGGTAATAAAGCCGGATTAACTTTTGATGGCACTAACGATAGGTTAGTTTTTGCGAACCCTAACACTTTCCAGAACGACTTTACAATTACTATGGCTTGCCGTCCTGCTGCTAATGGCTCTAGTGACAACTGGTTTTCTGGTAGAGGTATAATGAGCGCAGAAACAGCGACGGTCGTAGACGACTTTGGTTTAGCTATGGGCACAAATGGAAAATTCCTTGCTGGTATAGGTAACCCTGATACCACGATGGCTAGTGGAGCGCACTCTTTAAACCAGAACTATGTTATCACGTGGACTCGCAAATCTACTACAGGTTTAGAGAAAATATATGTTAACGGCGAACTGGAAAACACTGTTACAGGTCCGACAGGTGCGCGTGATGATGCTGCAACTATTTATCTGGGCTCACAAAATAATGTTGCAGGCCGATTCTTCTCTGGCGGTATGGGTGAGTACACAATTTACGATCGTGTTCTATCAGATTATGAAATATCACGAGTAGAGAATTATTACGATTATTGGGAGCCATACCAGCAGTAGTCATATTTACAGGCGCAACTACGGATATAGATAGACTAATCATTTATCTACTGAATTTGGAATAGGGATTATATCATAAAATGGAAAATGGAAAATACATATTATTTAACACAGAAGCTGCTGCAAATAGTTTCGCGGATGATTTATGGAGTGATTACTTAGTGACGCAGCCTGCTGAATTAAAAAACGGTAGTACACTTTATAGTTACAAGTCTGGCGTAGTTGTCACAGACACTCCTACTACAAAATTCTGCAATGTAATTGTAGCTGATGATGGCAAAGCGTTTATCTTTTTAAGTGATGAAGATATTACGGAAGAACAGAATACGGCTATTCCATCTGCTGGCGGCTCTATAAAGACTTACGATTGGATGGTCGATAATAATTATGTAGAAGAATCATGAAAAAAGAAGCTAATGATGATGAAAGAGGGTTATCTAGTATTGATCGAATAGCCCTACGAGTGGTAAGTGCGCTTGTTGTTACAGGTATACTGGGTTTGTTTGCTGTTTTAAATAACAACACAATAACTTTAGCGGTTGTTCAAAATGATATAAAAAATCTTTTTGTTAATACGGACGGTAAGATATCAAGGCTGAACGATAAAGTTAGAGTTATTGAGGCTGTGCTTAAGGATAGAAGGCGTGATAGATATACCTATAAAGATGCTATGAAAGATCAACAGCTTTATAACCTTAAATTTGATATTTACGAAAAAAGATTACAAAAATTAGAGGTTCCAAATGAACAAAGAAAAGCTAACTAGAGATCTAAAACATGATGAGGGGTTAGTCTTGCACGCATATGAAGATCACCTTGGATATCTTACTATTGGTTTTGGTAGGTTGATAGATAGCCGTAAAGGTGGTGGGATAACTGAAGATGAAGCGAACTACCTATTGCAAAATGATATCAATAAGGTGCTCCACCAACTTGAAAATAATTTACCATTCTTCAAAAATCTAAATGAAGCAAGAAGAAGGGCGTTATGCAATATGTGCTTCCAGTTGGGGTTACAAGGATTACTTGGCTTCAAGAAAATGTTAGCAGCTATGAATCGTTTAGATTGGCAAGAGGCGTATGAGGAGTCTTTAGATTCTAAATGGGCTAAAAGTGATACCCCTGAAAGGGCGCTGCGCGTTGCAGCTATGATACTGAAAGGTGATGATTATGATTCTTAAAGCTTTAGAGGTTTTTGGCGGTATAGGAAACCAGATTGCTAAGAGTCTATTCCCAGATCCTGCAGACGAATTAAAGCGGCAACAAGTAGCGCAGCAAATCCAAAATTCATTACTGCAGTCACAATCAGCTATTATCACAGCAGAAGCTAATGGGGATTCTTGGCTACAGAGAAACTGGCGACCGGTAACGATGGTTACTTTCGTTGGGCTGGTAGTTGCTAAATGGCTGGGATTTACTGCACCTGGTGTGAGTGAAGCTATAGAATTGGAATTGCTTGGTATTATCAAAGTCGGCCTTGGGGGGTATGTGCTTGGGAGGTCTGGTGAGAAGATGATTAAAGAGTATAAAAAATAGGATTAAAACAGACAAAGAATTACCAAGTTTAAAAGTTTTTTTATTATCCCAGTGAGATTCATAACCTGGTGGAACTTGATAATAATAGGCATTTACCCTATCCCAATTAATATCAATATTAGGAGTAGCAATTCCTGCGTTAATACTTCCACCCATCTGCTTGCTAATATGATCTCTCAACACTGCAACGCTACCATTAGGTCTGACACGATGCTCTATCCCCATAAAACGTAAAGCATGAAGTTGAGAACCCTTTCTACGCCTTCCTGTAAGATCACATATTTCTTCTTGGTCTAAAAAAGTGCTATCTTTCACTTAAACCTCCATCAAGTCTCTAGATAATTTAACTAGGATATCTTTTTTATTTTTATCTACCTTCATTGCATTTCGAGATAATTCGATAACCATTCTGCTGTTTTCATTAGATGAATCAGCGTTGCAGCCATCAAAGAAATACCCTATAGGAGTGTTTAAGGCACTGGAAACTAAAGATAGCCTTCCTGCAGAAATCCTATTATATGATTTTTCATATTTTAATAATTGCTGGTGACTACAGTTTATTTTTTCTGCTAGCTCAATACGCGATAATCCCATAGAAATACGTCGCTCTTGTATTTTTTCCCCTACGACTTTATCTATTGCATTTGTTTCTTCTGTTTTTCTGGACATTTTACACCTCTAATTGTTTATAATTTGTAATTGCTTAAAATGGAATTTCGTCATCAAAGTTATTAGCAGGTATGTCGTTGCTCTGCTCGTTGCAGGTTGATGAACTCTCTTGCTTTTTACTGCCAAGTAGCTTTAGTGCGCTATTAAACCCTTGCAAGACTACCTCTGTGCTATACCTATCGCTACCATCTTTATCTTGCCACTTACGAGTTTGCAAAGAGCCTTCAACATATAGTTTAGAGCCTTTTTTTACGTAGTTCTTAACTACATTGACAATTCCTTCGTTGAATATAACAACCCTGTGCCACTCGGTTTTTTCTTTGCGCTCGCTAGTCGCTTTATCTTTCCAGCTTTCAGAGGTTGCTATAGATAGATTAGCTATATCTTTGCCATTTTTTGTTGACCTAATTTCAGGTTCTTTTCCCACATTTCCTAAAATAATTACCTTGTTAACGCTCATTTGTTTTTCCTTTTTGCTGGTTATAAAATTGTTCTGGGCTTAAGGGTTCTTTTATTTCTTCGCGGTGTTTATGTAGGAAATGCCCTCGTACCGTCTCAAAATATTCTTTACTCTGAATGGTATTTAGCTTTGCCGTTGACTGATTGCCGTTGAATAGTAATTTAAACATATCATGGACAAAATCAGTGGTTAGAGCTATGCCAGCATTATCAACAAGCTTGGTTGCGAACGCCTCCAAATCCTTTTTAAATGCCACGCCATTTCCTTTGTAGATATCAAGGCATTGCTTATATATAACGCCCCACATTGCACGATTCTGTTTATTGCTACGCCTATTTACATGGCGTTGCAATGTAAGCTTAACGGCTGGTGCATTAGGCTTAGTAAAATGCCTTTCAAGCAAATGCCTTATTGCATCTAGATGGTTTGCATCTTCAATAATGTATTCTTGTTTCCAACATGTTTTTTGCTCTTCACTCTTTGGGGGTGCAACTCCATTTATCCAGCTCACCAGATATTTTACTTTTTGCCTATTCCACCAATCGGGCTTGTTAAAAAATGACTGCCCTCGCTGATGGCAGGTTTTATGCTCAAAGCTTGTAAGTGGCACTCCGCTATATTGTGGCTTGATTCCCAAACCAGAACCATCTGCTACCTGCCTTTCATGTGAAAATTCACAGCGCCCTTCGCCATTTATAAATTCACTATATGAATTTGATAGGCAAGAAGGGAACTTACGCACATAAGCTTGAAATTCTGCGTCAGTTCCTTTTAACCTTGCTTTTTCTATGAGGGTTTGAGGTATCATTACCAATTCCCTCCCTGTGTGTCAGCCTCACCAAAAGTACATGGGCCGCACATTCTGGTTAGCGGAACAATTAGTGTCTCTCCACAGTTTTCACATTCTCTTGACCAATCCAGCTCTGTTCTTTTATCAATTTCTTTATCAACCATAATCATTTACCTAATACTTAATTAATATGTTAGGGATTTTACCCCGAGAAAGCGCTTCAATAACCGCATCTGCATCTAAAGGATTAAGACCGCAAAGCACAAGTGCATCTTTTATTTCTAAGTGAATTTTTGCTTTATGCTTTTTGTTGGATTCGCGCTTTAATTCTTTCTGGCGTATTGCCTCCTGTTTGGCAGCAACTCTTTCGCGCTCACGTTTGACGGCTTCCTCTGCATCATGTTTAGCTTTTTCTTTGGCAGCTTTCAGCTCTGCTTCTGCACGTTGATTTGCTTCTTCGGCAGCTTTCTTTTCACGCTCGTGACGTTCTGCCTCAGCTTTTACTTTACGCTCGGTCTCGACCCTTTCATAAGCAGCTTTAGTTTCTGCTTCTATACGAGCTTTTTCAGCAGCTTCGGCTTTTAGTTTTTCTTCATACTCACGCTTATCACGTTCGGCTTTTTCTTTTCGGAACTCAGCTAGTTCAACCTGCTCTTTATCGTGCGTCTCACGTTTTGCAATGGCAGTCTCAATTTTTTCTATTGCCTCAGGAATTATCTGATTTGCTCTTTCAGAAAACTCCTGCCAATCCATTACCTTAAAATTCTTTAGTGTTTGTTCTAGGCTGCGCTTAAGAGAATCTATATTCAAAGTTTGCCAGTCTTTTTCAGCTATACCACCCATGTTAATAATTTCTAATATGGTGTTTTCGTGATTTTCAATTCTGGCTTTTTCTTCATCCTCCCAGTCATTAAGAGGTTTGCGCACAGCATCTCTCATTTCATCCATAGCATCACGAACACGTTTGCGTTCTGCGTCAACCAATTTTGATTTACTCTTCCATTCAGAAACAAGCTCTTTACCCATATCATCAAGAGCAGTTTTTGACCTTGCTATTTTATAGGCAAAAGATTTTATCTCGCTGCGACCTTCCTCGGTTGATATGTCGGCATTAAAATTGGCAACCTTTTCCTGAATATCTTTCAGAAGTGGGTCAACTCCGTTATTGGTAAAAATTGCAGGCGTTAGTTCCTGTACTGCTAATAATTCCGACATTATACTGCCTCCTCTTTAATGTGCCCAAGCTCTATCATGCACTGTTTTTTGCTTTCCAATAGCTTTAGGAACTTATGTAACTCTCCAGATAATTTCGTGATATACGATTCATCACGCTCAACTCGAATAATTACCGGAGCCATTAGCGGGTGGTATGAAACCCAATCGCACCACTTGCGCCCTGTGACATAAAGTTGACCCTGAACTTGCGGTATATATTTTGGTTCCATTTTATTATTTAAGAGATATTTAACGTGCGTTGAGGCTTTCGGGCATTTAATTTCTAATAGTCCGTCATCTCCAACAAATCTATCTGGGCTGCATCCAACTCCATAATTAGTAACAAAACCAACTTTCTTAGTCTCAACGTCATTTTGTAGCTCGTAAAAAAGAACAGCATCGCTTTCAAGGCTATTTCCTCGTTCGCTCCACTGATTCCCTTCCCACTCTTCAACTGAACCTCCAGTCATTAGTTCAGCCAGCAACACTTCGGCATATGCTCCTGATTGTGTTGAAGGTTTTCCCGTTGGCGATAATATTTTGTCAAAACAAGACGCGGTAGGTTTTTCAGATCGAACGGTATACCACTCAACTGAACCTTGCTCTATATCATTATAAATTTGCATTGCTGTTTCCTTTTTTACGTTTTGTTTCAAGAGCGTTAATGGCTTTTTTATAATCTCCAGAAAGGATTTTTGTAACCGCCTCAGCCCTCATATAATCACGTACAAATTTTACTTTGTCGGAAGCGGTTTCTTCCAATAAACGGTTAATTTCTTCTGCTTGCTGTTGAGTTATAAATTGTGCTGGCTTATTGTTGCCGTCATTGTCTCCAGTGCTAATATCAAGCAACATGCACATCGCATAACGCTTGGCATAGGTGATAGTTGAGCCTGTGGCATGGATATCGGTTTTATTTACTTTGCCTTGTGCTCCTGTTTTATCGTATGGCATGAACAGGTCTGTAGACTCTTTGTGACCTCTTGAGTGGGTAAGAACTGCACGTACTATTACACCTTCCTTCTCTTGTGATAGAATCCTGAATGAAATACCAAAGCCATATTGATTAAGTACAGGTAGAACAGCTTTGTTTATATCTTCAATTTTTGCATACTTTGAATTTGTCTGAGTATTCTTATGCGTAGCAACAACTCTTGGTAAGCTACTCTGCATTTCTGAAAATGCGCGATTAAAATCTATTTCTGCTACACGACACAACTCGGAATTACGCATGTCAACAAGCTTTTCCATCTTGGCTATGTCAAAGTTTGAGTCTGAACAAACCCTGTCAATCATGGCAAGCATTGCATCTTCAGGCTGAGAGATTGCAACCTTACTGCTTTTTGAATCTACCGTTAAATCTAATTTATTTAGTTCAGCACTTACTATTTCTTCTTTGTTATTTTCCATGATATATACCTATTTGTTCAAGTGTTTGGCCTTCCATAATGCAGTAATCAGCATTGCAATATTCCTTTGGTGGGCTATCAATTGCGAAAGCAAAGCCCGAAATAATCATTACCGCTGCTAATTTTGTAATATAATTTTTGCTCATTATTTCCTTAACTCCAATTGTATTTTAGAACTTAACTTTGATGCTCTATCTGCAATATTAGATAACGCACCGTGGAAGCGCTTTAAATTCTTACGCTCTGTTTTTTCTAGTGCTTCCAAAGCTTCAAGCATCGAATAAACTTCTTCAGAAACAAAAGTATCGCGTGCTAGGGTTTCTAAAGCTGCTTTGCTAGCAGAAAACTTATTGAATATTTGTTGCATATCCATAACTAACCTCTTTTAATCTGTGATGGCTTTAATCTAGGTGGGAAGTAAGACTCACCACGGCTTAAGCAATTGTGCATAGTTATAGCCATTAGCTTAGACCAAGTTTCTATGGTGTAATGTGGCTGGTTCCAGCGTATGTAGATTTCATTTGCCACAACTAAACCCTCCCTGCACAAACACCCATTTCATGGCCTGTAAGGCTTTCATATTCAGGCTTGCTATCTTCTTCTTCTTGCTCTTCCCTAAATTCAATTTCCGCTTCTATATTTACCATGTGACAAGCTAGAGTTTCTGTATCAATCACCAATGTATGGGAATATCGAAAGCTGATGCTTTGTTGCTGGTAATATTCTTCTATCGCAGCATCAATATTACCTATTGCAACATCGTGCTCTTGAATAAATGCCTTACCATTTTTACACTTCCATGTGTGGATGTATTGCTTGCTCATTATTTCCTCAAATGTTTTTTGCTTATGAAGCCATTACACCATATTGGTGCTTTAGTGTCAACAATAAAAACACCAAAAAGGTGTTTTACTGCTTAACCTAGTTAAAATAATCAAACAAAGCCTTGTTTTTTCGGCATTTTTCAAAACCAGAGCACTCATAAGGATTATTTTTTTGAGAAAAAAGGCAGAATCTTACCTTAGGGCATTTAGGAAGATTTAATATTTCTTGTAGTTTAGAAAATTCAGAGGCTTGCTCTAGATTTATAACTTCACACTTTTGGCTGGGCTTGTTTTGGGTGGTAGAATTCTTAGGCTGGAAATTGTTTAATCAAATTTTTTACCATAATTCATAATTACACTAATTTACCCTAGTAAACTAACGCCGTTTAGGTGTTAAATAGTTATTGACATTTTAGCACCAATGTGGTGTTATCTTTTTACATATCAAATAACAAGGTTAAGGACTCATGAAAAATATACCTGCAAGGCAATTATTAAAGAGAATGGTTGAAAGGGAAGGGAAGGAAGATATCGGAACCTTAATAGGCTGCTCCAAAGAAACAGTTCGTCGCTATATAAACGGCGAGCGCTCACCTTCTGACAAAAAAAAGATTGAGATTGAAGAGTCAACAGGAGGGGAAATATTAATTATACATTGGTTTCCTGTTGAAAAGGCAATCTAAGCCTCTTTTTCTGCTAACCACCTTGTAGCAGCAAGGCTATATACCACCCAAGAGGGATAGTAACAGCAAGAGCTTCCATAAAATATTAACTTAATGTCTTCATTTTTCATAGCCGTAATTATATCGGCAAGGAGGGAAAGAGTCCTTGGCTAATTTAGATTTAATAGAAAACTTTACTAGGCATAAATTTAGAGATGCTTTGCGTCAATCTTATGCAGCTTCATCTATGTCGCTGGATAAATACGCGGAATTAATCGGTGTAAGCAAGACTATGCTACATGATTACCTTGATGGAGTGAGCCTTCCAAGAATTGATAAATTCTTTTTTATGGCTTCTGTTTTAGGTGTTGATTTTTTCTGTGAAGTAACTAGCGCGTCATGTTTAGGTGACGACTTTACAATCGTAAGTGTAAATAAAATGATAAAAGATACCAACCAAGAATAGCAAAAGGTAGTGACGTATCTATCTTGCTATTAACTCGATACGACCATGAATCAATTTTAATTTAACCAAAAAGGAGAAGGAAATGAATACCTGCAACGGATTATCAGCAGAATATTTAAAGCAATTTGTTGAACGCATTGAGCGTTTAGAAGAAGAGAAGAAAAATATATCCCAGGATATTAAAGAGGTTTTTGCAGAAGCTAAAGGTAGTGGCTTTGATGTAAAAACCCTTAAGGAAATAATCAAGCTTAGAGCCAAAGAGCAGAGCGAAATTGAAGAAGCTGAATATTTGCTTGATACATACAAAAGAGCATTAGGCATGCTGCCTGAGCTTGATAGTAAGTAGAGGGCGTTCTGCAATCCTCCTGAGCATGAGTGATTAAAAGGCTCAATAGATAGTTAAATAGATGGGGGTGTCTAATGGAAAATAGTGTTGTTAGGTTTGTTACATACGGCAACCCTGTTGCAAAGGGCCGAGGCAAAATAGGAAAACTTGCTGATGGTCGCTCTATTATCTATACCCCTAAAGAAACGCGTAATTATGAGAGTAGTATAAGAAGTGATGCTGCTTGCTCTATGAAAGGCCGTAATCCTTTAGATGAAGCTGTGAACGTTTTAATCACGGCTTATGTTTGTATGCCTGGTTACATTACTAAGTCGAAGAAGAAGAAAGCTATGGCTTTGTCTGGTGATATATTGCCGGCTAAAAAGCCTGATATCGATAATTACATAAAAAGTGCGTTAGATGGGATGAACGGCATAGTTTACCGCGATGACTCCCTAGTAACTAGCATTATAGCTCATAAGAAGTACAGCGAAAAGCCATGCCTGGATATTCGCGTACAACCAGTTTTAAAAAAATAAGGTGAGAGAAGAATGCGTAGCTTGACAGTAAAAAGCAATTACGGCATAGTGGGAGGTGGAGCTTCGTATCTCCACCAAAAGCGTTATGCACCACGTCAGCGTGCTTTTTTTGCACCCAGTTTTAGGCTGGGAGTTTGTGTAATAAACCGCAAGGTAAATAAGCAAGCAGTATCTTTTGGACTGTACGAAGCTCCCAGCACCAAGATGTTCTTGGTACTCAATTCATTAAACCAAAAGGAGACAGTAATGTCTAAAATCAATCTTAAGCGTCATACGTGCGCAATAATCAATTTTCCTACCCAAGCAGTTAAAAAACAAAAGAAAGCTCCTAAGCAATCTTCTGGTGTTGTTGTGGAGTTCTGCAAAATGTCGGAGTCTGAACGCAAGGTTTGCGATATTTTTAGAACAAACCAATCTCATGAGGAAGCTTTGCACAGCGCCCGTATATTCGGGACGGTGTTATGATACAGTTTAGCTTTCAAGAAAAAGATTTGGAAGATATTTTTTTATTACGGAGGTGATTATGCCTAGAGCTAGAAATATAAAGCCGGGAATATATGAGAATGAAGTATTAGCTGAATGCAGTATGGAAGCTAGATATATTTTCCCTGGCTTATGGATGCTTGCTGATAAAGAAGGAAGGCTAGAGGATCGCCCTAAACGTATCAAAGCGCAAATACTTCCATATGACAATCTAGAAATTTCTGGACTACTAGAGGAATTACATGAGCGCTCCTTTATAACTCGCTACACTGTTGATGGTATGAAATACATACAAATAAATAACTTTAGTAAACACCAAAATCCACATAAGAACGAAAAAGACAGCGAGATCCCCTCTAATGAAATTATTGAGGAAAAACAAGAGGTTATAGAGACTCCAGTAATTTCAGGAAAAAACATGAGCACTCGGGCTGATTCTCCTTCTCCTGATACACATCTCCTGATTCCTGATTCTCCTTCTCCTGATACACATACTCATACAAGATCCGACTTTCAAAAAATGATTGAGGTTTGGAATGAGGAAGTTTGGTCAAAACTGGAAAACTCCCCTGGGAAGGTAAAGCTAACCGATACACGAATGCCGAAACTGCGCAAAAGGCTTAAGCACGAATTCAAGAACTCGCTTGATGATTGGCGGGAATGCTGCATCAGAATCGCTGGAAGTAACTACCTGATGGGGCGGGTAAAGGACTGGAATGCAAGTATTGATTGGGTTTTGGAGCCAAAGAATTTAACCAAAATTATTGAGGGTAATTATGACAACAAATTGTGTGGCAATGCTCATCAAGCAGCCAGCTCAAAATCCTCTTGGGGACTTGATCTTAGCGAAGATTTTGGAAGCTAACCTTTGGAAATGCAAAAACCTTGAGGATATTGAAATACAAGGCAATGGTATAACAGTAAAGCAAGCTGCTATTGCCGTTAAAAACCTAAGTTCTGAACTTGCAACACCACTAGTTGAAGACCGTAGAAACTATGCAAAAAAGACCTCCGGAGTCATTGATAAACAATTTGTTAGTGCTAAGGATTATTTCAAATTAATCGTAGCTACAGCCTTTGAGCTTACATCTACCGATTACAAACACACAGAGGGCAAAACCCTATACAGCGAGGGTATGTATGGCCATTTGCATAAATACCCAATGCTGTTGGTAGAACAGGCTTTTAAGGAGCATTGTAGAAAATTTCCTACACGCCCAACACCTTGCCACTTAATAAGGCAAATCGAAGGGTATGAAGGGGTATGGGACTCGATTAACCAATCAAGAAAAGGGCAGGTTTTTAGCATACAAGAATCAACTAAGTTTCGCATTAAACAACTACAAAAACTAATAGATTTGACCCCGATCAATGGCAATTGACTATAATAAATTATCACAAAGTATACCGACAGGAATAAAACTAGACTTAGTAAAGTGCAAGCAGGAATTGGAACGCAGAAGGTCGAAATATTCATCTGAAGAATGCCCTGTTAGATGGGGAGAAACCAAGGTAAGAAAAGAGATGGGTGAAATTATGAAAAATAAAGGATTAAAGAGATCAGATGCGGTTTATATTTTGCATAAACTGTCGGAATCTAAGACTTGTGGGTGCTGCAACGCGAGTTCATAGCCCTCCTCTATCAATAACATTAAATTAAGAAGTATGAACCCTATGCTGCTGCCGAACGTAAAAAGCATATGGGGTAATGTAAAGGAAAAGCGGTTTTTCTTTGCACGTTATTTTGATATGTAAAAATGATTTACATATCGTAAGTATCAAGAATTAACCGATTAGAAAGGAAAGCAAAGAAATGTTGATTAGTTGCCCCCTATGTAACCATGGTATTTGTACTACTGAGGTGCATTGTGATACAGAATTATATAGCGTTAATGATGAGGGAGAGCATCTAGTTGAATTCGAATCTTGTAGAAAGGAATTTGTTATCTGTGCGGATTGGAGGGTTAACTTTACAGTTATGCGCAAAGAGCAGTCCGAATATTATGACGAATATTATGGCGATTAACCACCTAACTAAATAATGAGAGAGAGATAGTAGTATGAAAATTATAGGGCGTATGAAAGCTAATTACCTAGCTGAATTGAGTGAATATGAGATTTGTAAGTTATATGGATTTGATAGTCTTTATAGTGATGGTTGGCGTGAACTCGTCAGTAAATATCAGCTTCGTTATAATGAACAATTAAAACTTGATAACGTTGAAATTGACTTATCTACGATATTTAAACGTTCTGAGAAAATGAGAGAAAATGAAGCGAATATTAATCGGGCAATCAAAACTTTTAGAGACATGGCAGATACTTTGGAAATGGCATGGCCTTCACTTGTTAAAATCACAGAGGAAAAATAAGAATGAAAGCATTTCATAACGACCAAAAGATAAAAGATAAATATATAGCTAGGGTGCAAGCTCATTATGATGCTGATGAAATTGTAAAAGGGCAGTATTGGAAAGGTGGCAAGGGTTGTGCAGTAGGATGTACTTTACATAGTGCTGATCATGCTGCATATGAAACTGAACTAGGTATACCTCGTGCTATCGCAAGATTACAGGATTCTATCTTTGAAGGATTACCGAATGATATAGCCAAAGAATTTCCGCTACGATTCTTAAAGATGATAAAAGTAGGTAGTGATTTATCACTAGTTGCTTCTAAGTTTATGCACTGGTTATTGGTTGATAAAGAGAATGGTGTAATAAATTATTCTTATGATAAAGATGTGACTCAAAGGGTTGCAGATTTATATGAAAGAAAGATTAATGGGGAGAGTGTAACTGATAGTGAATGGTCAAGTGCTGCTGCTGCTGCTGCTGATGCTTATGCTGCTGCTTATGCTGCTGCTCATGCTGCTGCTCATGCTGCTGCTGCTGCTGCTGCTGCTTATGCTACTGCTGATGCTTATGCTGCTGCTCATGCTGCTGCTGCTGCTGCTGCTGCTGCTTATGCTTCTGCT